TAGTTCGGGTTGACCTCATATTTGAGGACATCGCCCGTGCTGGGCGGTTGGGTCAGGACGGGCATGGTTCAATCTCCGGGATGGTTGGGGGAGGATGTTCAGCGCGATGACGCCGCAGCCTTTTTGGCGGCGGTAATGATCGGGCTGTCTTTCGTGGCCGCAGCGGCCGGGGCGGTGGCGATGATGCCTGCGGCATCGCTGCGGGCGGCAAGGTCGGCCAGCACGCGGGCGCGCAGGGCTTCGGGCTTCAGCCCCTTGGTGACAGCGTCGGCCGCGTCGATGGTTACGCCCAGCCGGGCGGCCTGCGTGCAGACCTGCGCCACCTCGGCGGCTTCGGCACGCACGGCGTCGGCGGACATGGTGGTGGGCGCAGCATCACCCACCGCTGCCGGAATCTCTGGAGCAGCAGCGACGGCTGCTGTCGCGGCGGGAGCGTCGGAAATGGGAGCCGGGTTCGGCGTGTCGGTGGGCGTGTCAGTGGGCGTGGTGGTCATCTGTGGACCCTTTCTGCTGGGAGAGGTTGTGCCGCGCGGGGCGGCGGCGAAAGCTCGGAAAGCTGCGACGGGATCGGCGAGGTCGTCGGCCAGACCGGCAGCGATTGCATCTGCCCCGCGGAACACGGCGGCCTCTGTCGTCAGCGCGGCTGCATGGGTCAGCCGATCCCCGCGCCCTGCGGCGACGGTCTCGGCGAAGAGGAAGCGCACGACCTCCAGCTCGCGCTGCATCTGGTCGTGCACCGCTTGCGGAAGAGGCTGGTAGGGGTTGGCGTCGATCTTGTGCGCGCCCGCATGGATCAGCGTGACGGCGATACCCTTTTGATCGAGGGTCCCACTCATGTCGGTGTGCAGGGCCACCACACCGATGCTGCCAACCGCCCCAGTGCGCGGCAGGATGATGCGGTCGGCCTGGGAGGCCAGGACATAGCCAGCCGACAGCGCGTGTTCAGCGACAAAGGCCTGGACGGGCTTTTGCACCCGGGCGGCGCGGATGCGGTCGGCCAGATCAAAGGCCCCGGCCACCTCGCCACCAAAGCTGTCGATATCAAGGGCGATGCCGCGCACGCCGGGATCTGCCAGTGCGGCCTGTAGCTGGGCGGCGATCCCCTCGTAGGAGGTCAGGCCCGAGGATTGCCCGATCCAGGCCCCGCGATGCACCAGCGTCCCGGCGATCTCGATGACCGCGATGCCATCCACCAGAGCATAGGGCTGGGTGCCGTTTCGCTGATGGCGTTGGGCGAGGTCATTTCCGAACAGAGAAGCCCGCGTGGGCAGGCTGGCGGCAGTCTGATCAGCGGCGTCCACCTCCAGCCCTTGGAAGGTGATCTCCTGCCCGGTGATGCGCGGACCCAACCCGGACAGGAACGCCAGCGCCTTGACCGGGTCGACCATCAGCGGCGCGTTGAAGGCGCGCTGAGCGATCTGGGCGTGGTGCATCATGCGCCCTCCTTTGGGTCGGGTTTCTCGTCGCCGGTGTCGTCGGCCTCGTCCTTTTCTGCGTTGGGATCCTCATCCGTCTTGCCGCTCTCAATCGGCCCCTGCGCAGGCGATCCCGGACGCCGGAAGTCGAGGCCCAGCGCCAGTTCGCGTTTCCGCTCTGCAGCGATTTCCCGGTCCACCTGTTCGGCGTCATAGCCGCGCTCCGCCAGCGCCTGCGTGCGCGATTTCAGGCCCGCCTCAATCTGCAGGATCTCGGCCGAGGCATCTTTCATGGGATCGATCCAGTCCCACTTTGTCGGCAACCAGGCGCAGGCCTGATATTGTCGTCGCTGGCTGTCATAGCCCGGCAGGTCGAGCGCCCCCGACAGCACGGCCGTGTCCATCCAGCGCACCCAGACCGCGCGACAAAGCTGATAGACCAGCACGCCATGCTGCCAGGCCGAGATGCGGCGGCGGAATTCGATCAGGCTGATCCGCGTGTTCGAGAAGTTGCCCTTGGCGGTGTCGCCGGTCAGATAGCCATAGGGCACGCCAAGTGCTGCCGCGATTTGCAGCAAGGTGCGGTACTGGAACGGCTCATAGGTGCCGCCCGAGTCTGGCGTGGCCGGGGTCGAGACATCCTCGCCGGGATCGAGCCGCACCACCTGGCCGGGTTCAACCTCCAGATCCTCCTCGGTCGGCTCCAGCGGGGTTTCCGGGGCGGGCGAGGTGATGAACATCGCGAACATCGCCGCGATCTTCTTCCGCTCCAGCTCGGCGTCATCGTAGAGGTCGAGCGTGAACAGCTTCACGATGGCGCCGGCAAAGCGCGACACGCCGCGCAGCTGACCCGCCTCGACCGGGTCCAGCACATGGATCACGTCGCCAGCCATAACGCGGACGGTTTCGCCCGCGAGGCCGGGATCGGTCAGATCGCCCGGATGGCGGCGCAGGAAGTGATAGGCGACACGGCGACCGATGCCGTCAAACTCGATCCCCTGCCGGATCAGTCCGGCGCCGGGCAGGCTGCGGTTCATGTCGAGGGGCAACATCTCGGCGGGCAGCATCTGCAATTGCAGCGGCACTGTCAGACCGTCCACGGCCCGGCGCGGTCGGATGCGGAGGAACACTTCGCCCGACAGGAACACCTCGCGTGCGGCGCGGCGCTGAAGCCCGTAGAAATCGGTCAGCCCCTCGGCGTCGGCATCATCGGTCCAGGCCAGCCATAGCGCCTGCAACTCTTCCTTCTTTGCGGCATCGGCAATCGTGGACGAGGGCTTGACCCCGTCGCCCACCACATTGCTGGCGAAGCTCTCCACCGCATTCGCGGCATAGCCGTTATTCCGCACGAGCCAGCGCGCCCGGGCGGTGATCGTGTCCCCCGAGGCCGCGATCAGCGTGTTCACATGGGCGCGGCTGGCCCGGAAGCCTCGCAGGCGACGATGGGCTTGGGCCGCGTCAAACCCGCCGATGATCGACCCCAGCCGTTGGCGGAATGCCTCGAAAGCCATGGATCACAGACCTTTTGATGCGACCGTGCCCCAGCGCCGACGACGCGGGGTGCCGGAGGTGGCGGTGGCGATCCGGGTTTCCAGATCGCTGATGGCATTCGCGAGTTCCGCGTCCGAGCCGTAGTTGATCGATTTGCCGTCATAGCTGACCGAGCGGACACCCGCATAACGGGCCTCCTGCAGCGTGGCCAAAAGCGCGCGCATCCGTTCCAGATCCATCTCAATCCCTCATGAAGTTCGGTGTGTAAGCCCGGCGTTTGCGCCGTGGGGTGGTCGGTGTTCCCGCCTTGGGCGGGGCGGGCATGGTCGGTTCCGAGGCCGCACCATCAACAGCGGCCGGGGCGACGGGCGGACGGGTTTCCACCCCTGCCTGCGCTTCCAGCCGTCGCCAGGTGGCTTCGTCCCAACGATCCGCGCCCATGATCCAGGCCGCCGCCCTTGCATAGACGCGGGTGTCCAGCGCCTCGTTGCGTTCCCGCATCTTCTGCCATTCGGGGTGGGCATAGCCGCGCTTGTTGCGCACCGTGACCAGTTGCTCGGCCACCAGCTGCTTCAGCCATTCGGTGTCGATCCAGTCAGGCAGATGCACGGTGCCGGGGGCGTCCAGAACGCCCAGCGTCCGGTCCTCGTCCGAAGGGCGTTCCAGCCTCAGGAAGCGATAGGTCTCGGTCTTGAAGGTGGCCGTGGCCACCGACCAGAGCCGCGCGCCCCGTCGCAGTCGTTTGCCGCCGATGGTCGCATCGACAAAGGTCGGGCCAGACACAGGCGTGGCGCGGTTGAAGCCTTCCAAACCCTTGATCGGCGCGACCTGTTCGAAGCCTTGCTTGCGCGCCCATGCGTAAACCGCCGGGGCTTCATAGCCGGTGTCGATGGCCAGCTTGCCGATCACCATCACCGCGCCATTGGCGCAGGTCCAAGTGCGGCCGAGCAATGCCGTCAGCTTGTCCCAGCAGGCCGGATCGTCTGGGCCGCCCGCAATCACGATGTGATCGACCAGCCAGCTTTCCAGCCCACGGCCCCAGGCCCAGACATCGATCTCGATCCGATCTTTCTGCACATCGACGCCTGCGGTCAGGAACAATCCGCCGACGGGGATCTGCACCTCACCGTAGCTTTCGCGCCGTTCCGCCAGCCGCTGCCATTCCGGCGCATCGCCGCTCTCGACCCAAGTCTCGCCTAGAAGCGTGTTGCGCGCGACGCGCAGCATCTCCTCCGAGCCTTGGGCTGCGAGCCATTCCCGCGCGATCTGGCCCCAGCTTTTCCAGCCCAAGGGCGAATAGAGCGCCGAGATATGAAAGCCGATCGACTGCGGATCGGCGGAAACAGCCGTCGCGCGCCACTCCCCGCGTTCCAGCATCTGCGTCTTGTGATGCTCGGCAATGGGCCGCTCACAAGCCTCGCAGTGATAAGCGGCGGTATCAGGCCGACCCTTGTCCCAGCGCAGCCGTTCAAATTGTAGCCATTGCATCGCCCCGCAATGCGGGCAGGGCACGAA